CGTTTAGCACTTACATGACTCTGGATGCCAGTGGGAATTTGATGGTGGGGACTACAACATCCAATAGTGCAAAACTAACAATTTCAAATGCTGGTGCTGAAGTTTTTCAATTTTACCCCGGTGTTGCATCAAACGAAAATCAAACACTTAACTACAACAGAAGCACAGCAGTTTATTGCACAAATAGTGTTTATGCCGCTGACCATAGGTTTTTCATTGGTGGCAATGAGAAAGCCAGAATATCCTCTAGTGGTTTTGCTCACTTTTTAGGAACTGCAACAAGTTATTTTAATACTGCGGGTGCTTGGCATTCTGTAGAAACGTCAACTTCTGACGACACACTTGTTGTGTTTAATAACAATGCTAGTCCATTTGGTGTTCAGTGTTATTTTTGGGGAGCCTCACCAAACAATGGCACAAATTATTTTTACAGTGCTTTAGACACTACTGCAACTCGTTTTAGAGTTTATTCAAATGGTGGTATTGCTAACTATCAAGCCAATGACTCAAACCTGTCAGACCGCAGAGAGAAAACAAACTTTGCACCTGCCGGTTCTTACCTTAACAAGATTTGTGCAATACCTGTTCAGACATTCAACTACATTGACCAAAACATGGAAGAAGATGGTGGTTTGACATTAGGCGTGGTTGCTCAAGATGTTCAAGCGGTTGCACCTGAGTTGGTTGTGGAGAGCAATTGGGCAAGCAAAGATGCAGAACCTAAAATGCGCTTGTCAATTTATCAAACCGATTTGCAATACGCTTTGATGAAGTGCATCCAAGAACAACAAATAATCATTGAATCACTCAAGGCACGTTTGGATGCCGCTAATCTTTAATCACTGAAAGGTAAATCATGTCAGCAACTATCACTTGGGTCATCGAATGGATGAACACCACTCCTACGACAGCAACTCCTCCTGAGACTGTAATCACCGCAGGATGGCGCTGTAACGGCGTACAGGTAGAAGGCTCTGGCGACACAGCCAAAACCTACAATGCTACCGTGTACAGCACTTGTTCTTTCCCGCAACCAGAAGAGGGCGGACAGTTCACACCATTCGCTGAGTTGACTCAGGCACAAGTCTTGGGCTGGTGCTATGCAAATGGTCTTGACCAAGCGGCAACAGAGGCGGCTATCCAGTCACAGATTGACAGCCAGATCAACCCACCCATTGTGCAGCCACCCCTGCCTTGGGCATCAGCACCAGCACCAGCAGCATAAGTTAACGGGAAGCCACCACCCGATCTTGGTGGCGCTTTAAAGGAAAATCATGGGAAACGAAAAAAAGACCCCTGTGACAATCGACGGTGTAGAGTACAAGTTTGAAGACATGACACAGCAACAGCAGATGTTGCTCAACCATGTTGCCGACTTGGATCGTAAGTTGGACTCAGCAAGATTCAATGTGGATCAGTTGCAAGTGGGCAGAGATGCCTTCTTCAAGTTGCTGAAAGAAGCGTTGGAAGCTAAGCCTGAAGAGGCCGTGACTGACGTAGTAGCAAACTAAGAACCAGCCACCTTCGGGTGGCTTCTTCAAGGAATTTTATGGAAACGGTGGAAACAAAATTGGCTGTACACGAAGCTGTCTGCGCAGAACGCTACAGGTCTATTGAGGGCAAACTCGATAGCGGTAAAGACCGCATGCGTAATATTGAGTATATGCTTTACGCCGTTATGCTTGCCGTTTTGTTTGGCCCCGGCGTCGCGGCTGAATTTGTCAAAAAAGTGTTAGGGATGTAAAATGATTGACTGGCTTGATGCGTTTGTCGTAGCAGCCTGTGTAATCATATTTGTTGTGTGGGGGACATTTACCCTTGTTTGGATTTGGGGATGAAATGGTTATTGGTACTGTTCTTCTTATTTTCACCCGAGGTATCTAACAAAGAGAAAAAACCAGAATACAGATGTGTCAGGTGGTCTTGGACAGGAGATGTTTACAACCGCAGAGTAGTATGCCTTGAGTGGCAAAAGGTAGAACGAAAATGATAGACCAAGAGACAGTCAAAAAGTTGTTTCACTATGATGCTGAAAGCGGGATGCTACTTTGGCGTTTTGGTAATGGGCGTAATGTTAAACCTTGGCAAGAAGTTAAAGCCAAAAATGGTCACGGTTATTACACTGCCAAAATACATGGGAAGTCTTATTTGGCCCATCGACTTGCGTGGCTTTATGTACATGGAAGTTTTCCAAACAAACATATAGACCACAAAAATAGAGTTAGAAATGACAATAGACTTTGTAATTTGCGTGATGTAAATACTACAGATAACGCACAAAACATTTCCTTGCCAAGCCATAATAAAAGCGGTCACATAGGTGTGTCGTGGATTAAAAGTCATAATTGTTGGACTGTATTTGTCAAAGTAAACAAAAAGAATAAATGGCTTGGTTACTATAAAAATTTAGATGACGCTGTTGCCGCTAGAAAGGCTGGCGAAAAGCAGTATTACAACTTGCCAGAGGTTGCATGATGGTGGATCCGCTAACAGCCCTAGCTGGCATACAGTCCGCCATCTCAATGGTCAAGAAGGCTAGTAAGGTAGCCAATGACCTAGGTTCTCTTGCGCCAATGATTGGCAAGATGTTCGACGCAAAATCAACTGCCACCAAGGCATTGATTGAATCAAAAAAGAGCAAGGGTTCCAACATGGGAATCGCGCTACAGATTGAGATGGCGCTCGAGCAAGCTCGCGCATTCGAAGAGGAGCTCAAAATGCTCTTCATGACTACAGGCAAAGTCGATGTCTGGAACAAAATCAAAGCCCGCCAAGACCAGATGGACATTGATGACGCAAGAGAACTTCGTGCCCTAGAGCGGGCCGATAAAAAAGCAAAAGAAAAAGAAGCAGAGTTAAATGAGCTGGCCGTGATCCTTGGCGGTTGTGCGTTTGTTCTGTTCTTAGTGGCAATTGGTATCTATGAGTTAATGGAGTTCTGTAACACGACTCGCAGATGTAGCGGCAGATGAATGAATATCAGAAGACCTTTGACCTATGCCTCAAGATTTTCGTTTACGGGTGTGTGGCACTGTGGTTTCTTGGCTTCTTGAAGTTCTTGCCTGACGATTTGTCGGACAGGATTGTTAATCTCTTACTTGGAAGGGTTGGATTAGGCAAATGAGAATTACCACGTATCAACAGAATGCCAAGATGTTGTTAGAGGCTCATAGGATGATCCACGAACAAAACATGAAACGTTTGGCAGAGCTAACCAGACAGGCTGCACACCAACAAAAAGTTCAAGAAATCAAGACGCAATGGGCCCGCTTGGTGGATATCAAAGCATGAGATACTTTATACTGATTTTGTTGTTGTTGGCTGGATGCAAAGACGTTTACCGCTATCCGTGCCAGAACCCCGACAACTTCCACGCACCTGATTGTCAGAAGCCAAAGTGCCTGTTTACCCAGCAGTGTCCTGAATACCTAGTTGCCCCTATCTTGGAGAAGAAAGTCAATGACGTCCAACCAGAAACCAAACCTAACAACTGAAGAATTTGAAGTCCGGGTCTGGGGCTTTGTGGTCATGGTGGTCACTTTGATACTGTGCGTCATTGTCATTGCGCTGCTTTACTCTGTAACGTTCGTCACACAACCTATCAAAAGTATGGCTCCGATTGACCAAGCCTACACAAAGATGCTTAATGATATAGTATTACTTATCGTTGGCGGTATTGGTGGGGTGATGACTAAACGGGCGGCAGGTGCGGCTTCTAAGATGTTTAACCCTCAACCTCCGATGCAACCAATGTGTCAGCCTATGATGGGCGGTATGAGTGGTGGCTACGGCATGCCTAATAGCAGTTACGCCCCTCCGCAATCTGCGTATGGCTTACCCTCGCAACCGTTTGGTGCAATGCCTGTCTGGAAGAATCCTGAGCTAGACGAGTCATGGACACCCGGCCCACCGCCGACTACACCTCCTGAGCACATGGAGCCCGATGACGAACGCGAAGAAATCGCAGCAGCCCGTAAGGAGACCGAATGATGTTTGGCATACCACTACCTTGGATTGCATTTGTTGTGGGGCTAGCGCTCTTAGGCTCCTACCGTGGAGGCTACCACTTTGGGTGGACAGACAGAGACAATGACATGAAAATTGCCATTGCCAAGAAGAACGAGGAAGCTCGTCAAATTGAGCAAAACTTGGGTGAGAAACTTAATCAACAATCTGCCAAACTACAGGAGGCTAACGATGCCATCAACAAAAAAACTACTGCTCTTGCTGTTGCCAATCGTGCTGGCAAGCTGCGCCTCTGCGCCCCAAGTAACGTACAAGCCCCCGCAAGTTCCCCCGTTGCCAGCGCAAATACAGAAGCAGCCCGTGAACCTGACAGACCGACTGATACAGCTTCTGACGCCGAAAGAGCAACCATCGACGCCATCGCGGAAATAGTCGCTCAAGGCGATAGAAATACTGTTGCTTTAAATGCTTGCGTAGATTCGTACAATGAAGTAAGGAACCTCTTAAATGGTAAGTCCTGACCAACTAAAACAGATGCACATAGACCCATCTCTTGCAGATGCGTTTAACGAAACTTTTGATAAGTTCAATATTTTCACGGCTCCTCAACAAGCAAGCTGGATAGGTCAGTGCGGCCACGAATGCGGTAACTTTAAGATCATGGAAGAGAATCTGAACTACCGCGCCGCTACCCTACTTAAACTGTTCCCACGGACTGCTAAACGCGCATGGGGCTTCACACCCGAGGAAGCTGCTGCCTACGAAAAGCAGCCACGTAAAATTGCAAATCGCATTTACGGGAGTCGTATGGGAAATCGGGATGAGGCTTCTGGGGATGGGTACCGTTTCCGCGGCTCCGGATTTCTCCAGCTAACTGGCCATAGCAACTTCTTCCACGCAGGCAAAGCCCTCGGTGTGGACTTCGTAATGGAGCCTGAACTAGTCCGCACTCCCAAGTACGCTGCACAAACCGCAGGCTGGTTTTGGCAAACGCATAACCTTAATCAATACGCCGACAGTCGGGATTTTTTAACAATGACTAAACGGATCAACGGCGGTACGATTGGCCTAGAAGATCGAATTAAACACATTACGCATGCTATAGCTGTATTGGGCGGTTAATACTACAATATGCGCAGCTTAGCAAGGAAGACCCGACATGGCTGTACTCCAAATAAAATCATTCGGTGGAATTTCACCCAAGGTTCCGCCGCGCTATCTGCAAGATAGCCAAGCACAAGTTGCTCTTAATTGCCCCGTCTTTAACGGTGCGCTGCAGCCCCTTTCCGATGTTGGTTCCGCTGTAACTACCCTCACAAAAGCAGGTACACCGCAGACTATCTATCGTTTCGGCCAAGACGTTGTTTCTGATTCTCAGTACTGGTTTCACTGGCTTACAGACGTTGATGTTTGCCGAGGTCAAATCTCTGGAGATACCTCCGAGTGGACATTTTTTACAGGCGATGGAATACCAAAGTCTACATATTCTACGATTGCTTTGTCTGGAACTCCGTACCCAGCCGTTACTCGACCCTTGGGGTTACCAGCCCCATCAGCGGCTCTTAATGCAAGTGTAGACGCCTTTGTTGCGGATTCTTATGCCGCCGAAGTAACGCTGACTGCTACCCACATTTCCCAGCTAACGACAACCTACGGCGTTCTAGGAAGTATTACAGGACAAGCTGACGGAGATTACACAACTGTAACTTTGACTTCGCCTATTTCGGCTTCGTCTGTTGCTACTGCTATTGATGCATTGCCTAATGTAAACGCTACTGCTGTTAATGGAACAGTCGTTGTAAAAACTGATGCCACAGGAGCCGCAGCAAAACTGTACGTTAAATTCCGTACGGGCTCCATCCCCAACACCAGCGGCACGTTTACCTATTCAGGCATTGATTACTCAGCCAGTGGTGCGGCAGACTCGTATCCGTACCTCATCATCGATGACACCGAGATTGGGTCTATTGCAGCAGGCAATGTCATTGTCCTAAGCGTAGAAGGCGTAGATCGTGTTAATGCCGCAACGTCTACTACTTTAACGGCAACTACACTGGCTACGTTTTTAAACTCAAGGATGTCTGGGCAATTAGTCGCTACTGCTTATGGCGGTTGTGTTGTTGTAACGCCCGGATCGCTAGGCTCAACCGATTCTTCAACGATGTTTTATCGTCGTTACATTGGCAGTGTCGAGGCTAAAGTTGTTGAGGCTACCGGGTCTGACGCCGCGGCTCCTGCACGGTTGTTTATTACCCAAGCCGATGTAGATAGCTTAGAGTCAAGGTATGTTTCTGTGACTGTAAATGGCACAGAGTCCTTTGCGCCAGTGATTAACCCGTCTACTGTTAACAGTCTTAGACTACTTAATGGGTATGGTTTGACTACAACAATTTACGGCGTTGCCGACCCTATCGCAGTTGTTGAAACCGTATCAGTTGGCTCTAGCGTTACGTTGCGTTTACGGGGCGGGGATTATCCAACGGTTGCGCAGTTCTCAGAATTAACGGGCGCAGGATACGCTGATACACCTGCTGCTACAGAGACCCGCGTTTATGCATGGACGTGGGTTAACAAAGAGTCTGGCTATGAATTTGAGTCTGCTCCCTCTGCCGCAGCCACTCCAGTAGATGTTTACCCTAAGCAGACTGTAGCTATCTCGGGTCGGGCAGGCGTACCTACCGGCTATGTTGTTACTCATTGGCGGCTGTACCGCTCTGTTTCGGGCGTATTTTTGTTTGTTACGGAACTTCCTGTTTCTCAAATATCTTACACAGACGACGTGCTTGCAGAAAGCCTAGGTGAAGAGCTACCCTCGCTGACGTGGGCTCAACCCCCTGCAGCCCTTCGAGGTTTAATTAATTTACCCAATGGTGGCATGGCTGGTTTTGTTGGCCGTGATGTTTACTTCTGTGATCCTTATCACCCGCATGCATGGCCTGAGAACTATGTGCAGTCTCTGGATTTTCCTGTAATTGGCCTTGGCCGCATGGATACCACACTGGCAGTGCTTACTACCGGCACGCCTTACTTTTTACAAGGCAGTCACCCAGATTCTCTGGTTTCTGTTAAGTCTGACCTTGAGCAGTCTTGCGCATCCAAACGAAGCATTGTTAGCACCAACGGTGTAGTTCTTTACGCAAGTCCTGACGGCCTTGTTCTGCTGTCTCCCGGCGGCTCTAAGCTCGTAACCGAACAGTACTTTACTCGCGCCCAGTGGCAAAGCTACTTTAAGCCAGATTCGATTCACGGCTACTCTCATGATCTGAAGTACATAGGTTTCTACAACAACGGCACAACCAGCGGTGGATTTATTTATGATCCTACGTCGGGGCAGTTTGTCCTGCACGATATCTACGCCACAGCAGGCTACGCTGATATCCAACGAGATAAGTTGTTTTTGGCCTTTGCTGATCGCTCCGTTAAAGTGTGGCAGGCAGGCGCAAACAAGACTTATACGTGGAAGACCAAGAAGTTTACATTGCCGCAAGTCACAGGGTTTTCGTGCGCTCAACTTGAAGCCGAGACATATCCAGTTACTGCCAAGTTTTATTCCAATGGAACTTTAATTAGGACGCAGACTGTTGCAAACCGCAATCCGTTCAGACTCCCTGTGGCTCCGGGTCGTGACTGGGAAGTTCAGATTGAAGGAACTTCTGAAGTATTCTCGTTGTCGATTGCCCAGTCTATTGAGGAGTTAGCTGGTGTCTAATAAACTTCCATCAGTAACGTCGGATATCCCCCGCGACCTACGCACGTTTATTGACCGTGTTCGGGAGCTTATTACGAGCGATGGCGATAACCGTTTTGTAACTGCTAGGGAGTTAATTGCAGGTGGTGTTGTTGATCCGGGAAACGGTGGCACTGTTGTTAAACCCGGCGTTAGGTTAATTGGAACTTCGCCTGCGCCAACAAACGTAACCGCATCTGCTGCTATTCAGAACATTATTATTTCGTGGGATAACCCGCAGTACTTCGGCCACTCGCATGCTGAGATTTGGGGTAACTCCACAGACGCTATTGGCACGGCTGTTTTGATTGGTCTTTCTCCCGGTGCGATCTATGTTGACTCTGTGGGGCCTAGTGTCTCTCGTTACTACTGGGTTCGGTTTGTTAATACGCTAGACGTTATTGGCCCCTATAACAGTATCAACGGAACGTTAGCTACAACCGGCGCTGCTGTATCTTATTTGCTAACCACTCTGGCTGGCAGCATAACTTCATCACAACTTGCTACGTCGCTTAATAGCCGTATTAACTTAATTGATGGCCCTGCTGGAACACCCGGCACTATCCCCAATCAGTTAGCTCAGATTCAAGGTCAGATTGACACGATCAATACGTACCCAACGTACGACAACGGGACTACTTACGCAACAGACTTTATTGTTAAGTACAACGGCGGTTTGTATAAAGCTCTAAGTTCTACAACTGGTAACCTTCCGACCAACGCAACGTATTGGTTAAAGATCGGAGACTACTCGTCTCTTGCGGATATTGTTGCTGCTCACACCGCAGACATAGCTACGATTACAACTAATTTGGGCGCGGAAGTTACTGCAAGAGAAACTCTTGCAACGCAAATGCGCGGGACTTATACCGGCACAGACATTACCAGTGTAACTACTGGCCTTATCTTCTCAGAAAAGACTGCACGGGCAACGGCTGACTCTGGTTTAGCGTCTTCAATTTCGTCTGTTTCTGCAACGGCGTCTAGCAAAAATACAATTTACCGGACTACTACCGCTCCTGCGACTCCTGCGTTAAACGACATTTGGGTGGATATCAAACCCAGTTATGCCATCCCTTACTTTGATGAAGACTATGCGGTAGCTCGCAACAATCAATACCAATGGAACGGCACGGCTTGGGTTGACATTACCCTTACGGATATTACAGATAACTTTGCGTTAATCGTTAACGAGCAGACTGCACGGGCTACCGCTGATGCAGCGATTGCTTCCGATGTCACTACGCTTGAAACGTCAGTGAATGACCCAGTGACTGGTCTTGTGGCAACGCGGGCTACGCTGATTAACGATTACTCGACTACGTCTACAGTTAACACAGCCATTGCCAATAGCAAAACCGTTCTTCGTGCGTACACGGATGTATCTGCGTCCCGAACATTTAGACAAGTTTCTGCACCTACAAAGCGCGGTGTGGATGCATCCACCAGTGCTGATATTCCATTGCAACTTGGAGACGTTTGGATTGATTTAGATGACCAGAACAAGTTGTACCAGTGGTCTGGCACTGCATGGGTGTACTCGCCTGACGGAGTTATTACGGGCTCTGTGACTTCGTTGACTGCAACACTGACAAACGACTATCTAACGCAGACTGATACTGAGAGCGCTATTGCCCAGAGCGGTACGTTCCTACGTGCGTATGCAAGCATTCAGTCTAAAGTATTTCGTCAAGCTGACGCGCCAACCATCCGTGGTGTTGATCCACAAACTGCAGGCAACATTGCCTTGGTAAATGGTGATGTTTGGTACGACACAAATGATAGTAATAAGTTGTATCTCTGGTCTGGCACAGCTTGGGTCTATTCTCCAGATGCAGTCATCACAGGTTCCGTTACTGCAGTAGATGCTCGAGTTACGACTGTTGAATCCACAAAGATTGGTTACTGCGCGATTGGCGGCGTTGCAACTGACGACACAACTAAAGCAACTTGCGAAGCCGCAGGCGGCACATGGACAGTCGGCTTACCCTTGGCAACTGCTGTTAAACAAGTTAGTGTCAGCGATGGAACTGCGTCAGCTAGTTTAGAGCAACGGTTTACTGCGCAAAAGACGCTTAACGATGGACTTCAAGCCCAATACACCATCAAGCTGGACGTTAACGGCAACGTGGCAGGCTACGGTATTTACAGCGATGCAGTCGGTAATTCACAGTTCATTGCGAACGTAAATCGCTTTGCGGTCACAACGCCAGAGACATCTATTGCCCTTAGAGCTGTTTCTACAACATACGCTGTTGGCGCTATTGCTCGAGTATCTACCGAGGGAAGTAAAACTCTTGTTTGTAAAGTTGGTGGTACGACCGGTACAGGGGCGTTAACGGTTGGCGCTATCGGCACTAAGATTTTAGACGGCACAGTTACGTGGCAGGTAGCTAGCCGAGTTCCGTTTGCAGTGCAGGCAGTGCCTACTTCCATTGGTGGTGTCAGTGTCCCATCCGGTGTGTATATTGATGCGGCTTATGTTTTAAATGCCACGATCCAGAATGCTCAGATTGCTGATGCTGCTATTGATAACGCAAAAATTGTTGACTTAAGCGCGGCTAAACTTTTGACTGGTGCTATCAGTGTTGGCACAGATATTTACTCTACAAATTTTGTTGCTGGCTCGCAAGGCTGGATAATTCGTGGAGATGGTACGGCTGAAGTTGGTGCTGCTGTTATTCGGGGTCAGTTGACTGCTGCACAGATTAATTCAAATGGTTTATCTATTCGCGACGCCGACGGTAACACAATTCTTAATGCAGGTAGCGGAGCATTTTCTGGCAATGTAACAGGTACCGTTTCAGGTACTGCTGCAAGTACTGTAGTAAGTAATGCAAGTACAGCTCTAGCCAATGCAAGTTCTGCTGCAAGTGATGCCGCCGATGCTTTGTCTGCTGCTGATGCTGCCGCAGCCGATGCCGCTGATGCGGTAGCCGGACTGTCTACAAAATTAAATTCTAACGCAAGAAACGTATTAGCAGGTTCGGGCGGCTTGGCTGTAGGCACGCTTAACTGGAATTCTTCGGGTGTCCGTACCAGCGGTTACGGCATTGGGTTGACTGCAAATGGTTTGGTTGCTTACAACAGTGATGATGAAGCTACCTTTGTCCTAAACGGTTCTACAGGCGCTGCATCTTTTGCAGGCACGTTAACGGTTGGCTCTACCCCTGCCCTATCTGGCACAACGATGACTGGATCAGGCGCGAAGATTAACCCTAGCGGCACTTTTGCGTTAGGCAACTCAACGACTAACATTAACTACAACGGTACACAATTAACCCTTAATGGCGACGTTGTAGCAACCGGTAACATTAAAATTAATGCCGTCACAATTCCCGTGACTGTTACAGGCGCAGTCGATCAAGTTTTTACTTCAAGTACAAGCGTAAGTATAAAAACAGCGTTAACTTCATTTCCAGAAGATACTACGATTAGCGCGTTCTTTACTGCATTAAAAATAGATGCTGGCGCTGGAGATATTGAGGTTATTTTAAACGTATTAAATTCCTCAAACACTTTGGTAGCTACATTTGCTGGGGCGTCTACTGGCAGATTGATTCAGACTATGGGGCCTACCAACGATAAAGTCACTGCTACTTTTACGGGAACATACGTAATTCCGGCAACTGGTTCTTATAAAGTCGAGGCTATTGTTACCAATCCGTATGGCGATAGCTGGAAAGCTGAGTACTGCACAATCATTGTGATCGGAAGTAAACGATGAAATCTTATGCTTGCTATGAACCTAGTGGTCAGTACATTGTTTCTGGTACCTGCGAAAGTGACTTAACAGAATATGACATTCCTGACGGGTGCTCTGTGTACTACGGCGAGGTTAGCATTGTTACGCAATATCATAATATTGCAGCGGATACTCCGGCTGAAAAGGGTACGCCTCCCGCCGACGGCTACACATTCAACTACACGACCAAGTCGTGGGAGCCTGATACAACATACTTGATTTACAAGATTGGCGTTGTTCGGCTACAAAAGTTACAAGAATCTGACTGGACTGACACCGCGTCCGCGCCTACCCGCCTTGGTCAAACTTTGTACGCCCAGTGGCAGACTTACCGCCAAGCTTTGCGCGATGTTCCAACACAATCGGGATATCCTGTCAATGTGGTATGGCCAACTCCGCCACAATAAGACATAATACGCACATGGCAGAACTCGTCTTTGACCAGAAAGAACGTATAGGGAACTGGGTAGCCGAACAGACAGGGCAAGACTCCAGTTGGGGTTCTTTTTATGCCTTGGGCGTTATTCGTGGAGAAGATGTTATTGCAGGAGTAGTCATCAATAACTACAATGGATCAAATGCTACATGTCACATTGCTGTTGCTCAACACACAAAACTTCTTGTGCCGTTGTTCCATCACGTCTGTGACTACGCGTTTAACCACTGTAAATTGAAACGATTGACCGGCATGGTACCCACAAATGAACCCTCGATTATTGCGTTTGACAAGCATCTTGGGTTTGAGGAAGAGTTTGTAATGAAAGACGGCGCACCCGGCGCTGATATGCAGATTTTGGTAATGCGGCCCGACAACTGTCGATGGCTGCGCAAGGAGTAAATATGGGCGGAAAATCGCAACCAGCACCAGACTACACCCCAATGCAACAGATTGGGCGTGAGCAGTTAGACTTTGCTAAACAACAATACGCAGAGATGGCTCCACTTGCTCGTCAAGTAGCCGCTCAACAAATGGCCGCTCAGCAGCAACAGATGCGACAAGGTCAGGACTATTACGACTACCAACAGCAAACGTTTAGGCCGCTAGAGCAGGGGCTTGTTCGAGACGCTGAACGATTTAATACCGAGAACTACCGAGAAACTTTAGCTCGCGATGCAGCCGCAGCCGCTGGCCGAGCCTTTGGTACAACTCAAGCAGCCTCCCAACGAGCCCAAGCTTCTATGGGGGTAAACCCTGCCTCTGGTCGGGCAATGTCAATGGCTAACCAATCTAATCTTGGCCTTGCTGCTAATCGTGCCAATGCTATGACAGGTGCTCGTAACCAAGCTGAACAGATCGGATTTGCTCGTCGTCTTGACGTTACAGGTCTTGGCCGTAATCTAGCTGGCGCTTCTACCGCTGCCTACCAAGGGGCAAATGCTGCAGGTTCTGCTGGCGTCAATACATCTATGGCTCCCGGTTCACAGTACCAGCAAGGTATGCAGCAATCAGGACAAACCTACGGCAATATTCTTAGTAACCAGACTAGCCAGTTTAATACTGGTCTTAATGCTGAAGGTCAGGTTATTGGCGCATTGGTAGGTGCAGGTACAACTTACGGCCTTTCAAAATCTGATCGTCGCCTTAAAGAGAACATTGAGGAAGTTGGCCGAGACGAGCGCACGATGTTGCCGCTTTATGAGTTTGAATACATTGGCGGTTCTGGCAAACGCTACCTCGGTGTGATGGCTGACGATGTAAAAGCTCGTTACCCTGAAATGGTTGTCACAATGCCTGACGGCTACGACGCTGTTAACTACGCCGGTTTAGGCATCGAAATGGTGGAGGTTTAATATGGGTTTCGCATCAGGATTCCAAGTTGGAGCACAAGCAGTTGAGCGCGGTCTTAGGATGCGTGATGAGAACGAACAACGCGAACGTATAAAAGCAGCTATGGGGTTGACAGCGCAAGAAGTTGAACAACGTCAAGCAACGCCAGATGAACTAGGGCGAGCACGCGCCGAAGCTCAAGCAATGGCAGCGCAAGACGCTGAAGTTTTTGGGTTAACACCTCAAGAACAAGTTTCTTACGCTCCGCAAATGCCAGTAGAAGGCCAACGTATTGGTTTAAATCGTTATCAAGTTGGTCAACAAAGTTTTGACCGGATGCCTACTCAAAACGAACTAGAAGCTGTTCGTTACGGCGCTGCTGCAAATATTCTTGCCGAACGCGATCCTGTTGCTGCGCAACGTATGCGCCGAGAACTTCAAATAGCAAAACAACAAGACGAACTATACCCACTTCAAAAACAGCAACTAGAAGGTGCTCTTGCCGGTCAAGCTCAAGAACGCGATCTTAAGGGTATTCAACTTAAAGGTCTTACACGTATTGAAGCAGAGGCAGCGCAAGCTACTAACTTTGCTAATTTTGCTGCCGAACGTCCTGACGCTCCAATAGCAGAACTAAAAGAAGCTGCATTTAAACAGTTTAAATTTACCCCCAAGCAGTGGCAAGACACTGTAACTACACGTCTTGGTATTGAAAACGCTGAGATGGACAGCTTTAAAAACGGGATTAAGAAAAAGCTGCAAGGCAAAAACCTTACTCAGCTTGGCTCGCTCTACAACTCTGATCCCGACTTTGACGACAAAACTGATTTGGCCATTGTGCCCGGTAAAGGCGGCGCGGTTACTTTAAATTTTATTGACAAGGCTACTAAGAAAATTACAGGAACTCAGACGTTTAAGAACGACGCACAGGCTGTGGAGTACCTAAACAGACAAGCTACCGAACCTGAGACCATTGGTTCTTGGATGCTTAACCTTGGCAAAACAGAAGCAGCCATTGCTGCATCTAAAGCCGCTTCTGCTGCTTCTGCGTCTACGTCTGGGCTCAATGCAATTCGTGGTAATTTAGTCAATAGACAAATAAAAGATTTGGACGAAACCGCAGCAAGCACCAAAGAAGCTAAAAAGCTGATGACAGACTTTGCAGCGCTTACAGAAGCTGAACAGAACGGCCCCAAAGGCAGAGCTCTTGAGAAACAGTACAACATGCTGGTTGCAAAACCCGGCGCTCAACTTCGTGTTTCTCCTGAAGGCAAAGCTCCTAGAGCTATGGATGAAGTAGAAAAAGAACAACTTAAAGCCTATAACGAGTGGCTGGCTGCGCCCCGCAACGCCCGTTTGTCTGGTGGTGAAAAAGACGCTATGGCCGAACAGATGGGCGTTAGCCACCTTCTTCGCACTGTGCGGGAACGTGCGGCGCAATCGTCTGGTGGTGTTACCTTGGGCGGTGACGCCTACGCCGCAGATCGAGATGCTCCTGCCGCCCCTGCTCCAACAAAGCAAGGGCTAACTAAAACTTCTTCTGCCCCTGCATTAAACACAGGTAATACAAAACTTCTAGGTCGTGCTGGTAACTCGGGCTACAGCGTTGAAATGCCAGACGGCACAACAAGAGTTATGTCCATCAGTGAATTAAACAAATTAGGCTATCAGTTCTTAGGCGGTAATACAGGGTTAGAGAGACCTTGGTATGATGACTTACTGCCACGTCGATAATCTGGAGCGACAATGCCGATTTATAACCTTGAAGACTTGCGGGCGGCAGTGCCGTCCTCCATGCGTGACCTGTCTGACGACGAGTTAATCCGAGACTACGCAGGGCGCGTTGGCAAGAGTTTTGAGTCTACGGCAAGCTACTTAGGCTTTAAACCTCGTGGTACGCTAGCGGAGATGGGTCGTCAGGCTATGGGCGGTGCAGTAGTCGATCTGCCCAAGATGGTCGGCCAAGGGCTTGAATACACTGGCGTTGCTCCCGCGTATGGTCGTGAAATGTCGCAAGCGGCAGAAGCCCGTGCTCCTGCATATATTCCCGATAACCGTAGTCGGGGGCTTGTCAGCGAGGCACTTACTACAGGTGCTCGTGGGTTGGCTCCTGTTGCAGCTACCTTACCTTTAGCTTTTGTTCCCGGTGGGCAAGTCGTTGCCCCCGCGGCGGCGGCGTTATTGTTCGGCACATCGTCTGCGCAAGGAACTTACGACAAAGTATTAGAGCAAACTGGTGATCCTCAAGCAGCAACAGAGGCTGCTCGCCGTGTTGGTCTAATTCAAGGTGTTGGTGAAGGTGCCGCTACATTCGTTGGCGGTCGCGCTATTAAAGGATTGTCCCCATTGTTGGGCATGGGTGAACGCACTACGGCTGGCGTTGCGGCAAGGATGACTGATACCAGTGTCCTGAAGCCTTTTGCAAAAAGCATGGGTATCAACATGCTAGTGCAGCCCAGTACTGAGGTTGCTCAAGATTTAGGCACATACGCGGTTGAACGCGCCTACGGCGCGGCAGGAGACGAAAACCCCTATGAGATTGCACGGCAGTCAGCGTTAGGCGGTGCGGGTCTGACAATGTTGCTTGGCCCATTTGCACTGGGTGGTCATGCGTCGCGTGCTCGACGAGCAGAATCTTTAAAGGCCGCGTTGGGCGAAGACGCTCCTCCTGAAATCCGCGCACAGGCGTTTGAAGCTGTGATGAAGGAAGCCCGCAGACAAAATGTTCCTGAGACAAACGTTGGTGCATGGTTTACAGAGCAGTTATCTCTTGAAGAACAACGTAACGCCGCCTTAAAATCTCTTGAAGAAGCACCTAAAGACCTGACACAAACACAGGCAGATGTTGATGGGCGTAAACTTTCTGAAGTAGATACGCAAGCTGAGTTTGACAAACGGATGGCTGCTGGGCGTCCAATGTCTGAGGCCGATGCATCGAAACGTTTGTCTTCGTTCATGGCCGCGCAAGACGTCGGCGGGCAATACCAAGATTTGCTAGCACGCAAAGAACAAGGTCTAGAAGCCGTTAAGGAAGTTGGTAAAAGTTGGCAAAACTTTGTTGGTAAGCGCGGCGACCAGTTGCTGAACATTCAAGATGTAGGCGACCAAGCCCGTGGCCTTGTCAGCGATCTAGAGGCAGAAGCCAACCAACAAGAGGCTCCGCTTGCGCAAGCAATGCAACTTGGTACCGCAGTACAAGCCATGTTTGATGCCCAACAAGGTGTTGGAACAAAGACAGACTTTGACCGAATCATGAACCCAGATGTGATGCAACCCATCACGCCTGCAGAAGTTCAACCCATTGCTCGCACATCCCTTGTGCCACCACGTTCCGCTCCGTTCAGTAATATGCGTTTGGACAGACCGGGCCCCCAAGAGTCACTCACTGGGCCTACAAGCCAACTTTCAGAGCGTCCTATTGCCGTTGCTCCTTTGGGTGGTGAAGCTAAAGCCACCCCTTTGCCCTCCGCGCCCGCCGCGGAGGGCGTTTCTTCTACGCCCGTAACTACTCCCGTAACTACTCCTGTTATTCAAGATGGCACTAAAACCACTCAAGCCCAGCAAACAAAAACGAAAAAACAAAAAGCACCCATCACCGTTGGATCAGTCGTAAAGATTAACGATACCGAGGTAACGCTTAGCCAAGAACAAGCTAATGCTTGGAATAAGGCACAGGAAACCTACGATGGCAGAACCCGTCGTGCACGAGAGATAGCTAACTACCAAGACCGCGAAAGCGCTCTACGTAGTGCCGGTATGCAGTTGTCTGCAGAACGTAGAAAAATTACTGGGGCTTTGACTGCCAAAGAGCAGCAAGCCGCTAATCGCGTTGCTGACCGACAAACCGCGGAACAGAAAAAGCAAGACGAAATGGGCTTGACCGCGGCACTTCAGACTGCGAATCGGACTAATGTTACAAACAATCCGTTGCAAGCTGGTGTAGAAGGCGTTGATAAGAAGGCCGTACCCGGCAAAACATCTTTAACTGTTAGCGCCTTACGAAACATCCGTGACGCGTTGCTGAACCCTTCTGCGACTGTCGAAGGCATTAGTGACAGAGAACAACAGATTGCTGACGCTGTGCGTGCGTTTGCAAAAGCGTATTACAAGTTTAGTAATGCTGGTGGCAATATGCTTCGCGGCATCCCTACCGAACGCGCAATTAAAGGCGAGAACGGCGAAACAATTTACAAGCCTACCAAACTGGCTAGCCAAACCCCTGCGCAACAACGTGGACAAATAAAGGCCAAAACTGGCCAACGCGTTGAGACAACACTAGAACAACTAAGAGAGACTCGTGCCGCCCTTGCTGGTTTGGGTAAAGCAGTTAACGGCAACGCAAAAGATGTTGAAGCTATTGTCAAGCTTGTCAAAGATATGGTGCAACAGAAGTTGCATACTCAGACAACTGATGAAGGTATGAACGAAGACTTCGGCCAAGAGGGTGACGGTGGTGTAGCACAGGCATTTCTGAAGATGGATACCATGCTGTCACAAGGTTGGAGAGCCGCCAAGGACAATATGTTCCAAGGCGAGTCTGACGCAGCTTTTGTTCGGCAAACACCGATTCGTGGTTCTAAAGAATCTACTGCCGCAGGTGAGACTCAAACCCCGCTAGAAAAAGCCGCTTTGGGTTATGCCAAGTTTGGCAAGGGGGAATCTTCTACTGGCATTCTTGGTTTGCTGAATTACATTCAGACTCATGGCACGCCGTTTGAACGTACAATCGCAAAGGGTGTATTTCAGTCTTTGTACGACAGCGACACCGCACCAAATCTTGAGTTCATATCTAAGGGTAAACCTTACTATGACCCAAAAACCAATACAGTCTATATCCAACGAGACGCGTCTGCGGCGGTCACATTGCACGAGTCGTTGCATGGTGCACTGCAGTGGTATGTTTATCAAAATCCTAATGCACCAGAAGTCCGTGCATTGAAGGCGGCGCTTAAGCGCGTCGTTAACTTTAAAGGTGAATTGAGCCCTGACGCTAAACGTGTTCAAGATGTGCTCAAAGCACTGATGAAGGACAATAAAGAACTCGACGCCGTTTTGGAATTAGTTTCATACAGCAACACGCTTAATGATTTCCGTCGTGCACTAGAAGCCATGGACAGCACTGAGGCTCCCAAGTCTTTCTATGATGCGGCTAAAAACGTCTGGCAAACCATCCTGACTACTGTTCAGCGGTTAGTCGGTGTTCGCCCATCTGTTGCTGCAGATGTAATTGGTAACACGTTTAAGCTCCTCGAAGCTGCTGGCGCTGCCAAGAAAGGTGAAGCTACGGGCAACATCCTCGAAGCCGCTGTAGAAAGCACTGGCACTCCGCAAGGAAAAGTTAATGCCCAAGACTATGTTGTTTACAACAAAAAGATTGCTCCTGCAGCGTTAAGCACAAAGTTGTTTTTTGACTTAGTTGGCTGGCAACGTGGTGCTCAAAAAGTAGGCGACTTATCTAGCAAGTTAGCAGACAAAATTCGCAAAGATTTTCCAACTGCCGAGCGTTACATCACCTATATCAACTCACGCTTCGGTGTAAATGATTTCACTAGCAAGCTCATGGAGAAGTACAAGGTTGACAAGAACACCGGCTACCAACGTATGGAGCAGTTGGCCAACTTCGTTGAGTCACGTAGCGCAGAAGAAGCAAAGGCAATCTTTGACTACCTTGATGGAGATAAAAAAGCACTGGATAAATTCCCAGATGTCGCAAAGGTCAAAGAGATTGCCGACTCTATTGAAAAGAGCATGGCGATGTACATCTCTGAGCTTCCAGCTAAAGACCGCGCATACTTTGAGAACACTAAATTTTCTGAGTCCTTGCTGTTTGCAGGTAACACAAACCAAGTTGCAAGCCACACATTCGGTGCACGTAAGCTAAGTGAGATCATTGGTCTGCAGCATCGCTTTGAAGAAACCATCGAAGGTTTTCAGCACTGGATGGGCGTAGATAAAAACGGTGATGTTGACATCACAGGCCCCTTCTACCAAGTGTTTGGCCCCAACATCAAAGACCCTGCTGGCCCCCAAGTCCCGCAAGGGTATATGTCTATCAAGGGTTACGAAACTACGGGTAATCCCGTAGGCTTTACTGTTGATCCTTCACGTCAGTGGCGTATCTCCGGCAAGAAGGGTGAGGGCTATAAGTTCACATCTAACATGACGGCTCAACAAGCGATCCTTGAAAAGAAAGTCACTGAACTTGCTAACGCTATGCGTAACACCATGGCCGCACTGGCTAATAACTATGCGTCACGCAACTTCTCTAAAGCCGCGTCTACGCTGGGTTATGAAGACGGCAAGCCAACAGAGCTAAGCGTTTCGTTTGATTCGCTAGAGGCCGTTAAGAAAATCTTTGGTCGGGCACCCAACCCTAACCAAGTGCTAAGCGTTTCCAAGGATGAGGCCAAGACGCCCCAGATTGCTGACCTATACCGCAACTCCAACACATGGGTTCTTATCCCTAATGTAGAAGCCTATGGCGCGTTAGCAGGCAAGTATTTGCCCGGCCCCGTGTGGAGCGCAATGACCGACATGGCTGACCGCAAGCCATTGGTCTCGTTCCGTGCTTACAACGCTTCTATGCGCTGGTTTAAGAAGTCCAAGACCGTCTACAACCCCGGCACGCACATTACTAACATTGCCTCTAACGTCACTTTGGCGATGATGCACGACATCCCTGTTAGCACGATTGCTTCTGCAGCGAAGCTGTTTACCAAATACGAGTTAAACGCTAAGTCTCTGACGCCAAGTGAACTTGCAATCATGTCGCAGTTCATGAACTCCGGTGCGATGCTTGGCGACTACTCAAGTGCTGAGGTCAAAGAAGCCATCTACAAAGCATGGAACGAGAACCTTGCACAGCCAACAGACACGTCGCTGATGCAACGTCTAAAGATGTTTACTGGGTACGAGAAATCTAAAGCGCAGATGGGCGTTGCACTTGCAGCCAAAGCAGGAAATAAGTTAGACAGCATCGCGTCCGAACTGTATGCCGCCGAAGATAACGTATTCCGTTTAGCCGCGTTCATGAAGAAGGTCGGCGAATTGCAAGAGCGGAGTGGCGAGAAGACCCCCACTACAGAGAACTTTAACGACGCGGGTACCTTTGCACGTAAGGCATTCCTTGACTACGACATCGACTCCAAAGCAGTCCGTATCGCACGTCAGTCGTTCTTGCCGTTCGTGTCATGGACGTATGCCATTGCCCCTGTTATGGGGCGTATCGCGTTGCACCAGCCTTGGAAGATCGCTAACGTCTTAGCGGCTTACTACCTGATTGATGTAGCCATGGCTTCTGCGGCAGGCGACGATGACGAAGAAACTCGCAAGCGTGGCCCGAAAGAAATCCGTGAACGCATGTTTGGCATTGGCCCTTACATGCATATCCGCATCCCGTTTATGGGCGACGAGAACAACCCTGTGTATTACCGTCTGGGTGATTACGTTCCAATGGCTTCCGCCGCTAAGGGTTTGCCAAATGGCTTTATGGGTCAGTCTTGGATTCCCGGAGCAATCACGCCAAGCGGCCCAATAGTCTCGGCTATCGCAGGATTAGTAGTAGGTGTAAACCCTTACACAGGTAAATCTCTGAACCAACCAACGGATACTGAATGGCAGAAATTTAAAAACGCCGCCAAGTTTGCGTACGACATCGTGACTCCACCAGCAATTAGTTCTACCCAACTCAAGGCAGTAAACGATATACTGGATGAGAAAACAGGCATTACAGGTGCACCTGTCAGCAATCTTGCTATAGCCAGAACATTTGGATTAAAAATGTATGACTACGACGTTATTGAATCTGAAGCTGTTCAAGATATTGTCTCAAAGCGTGTTGAACGTGAGTTTAAAGATGCAATGCGCAAAGCAAAACGTGAGGAAGATCGTAGAGGGTATCCTGATTACGAAGCCTTAGACAAGCAACTTGAAGACTTGCAAATTCGCATGGAAAAAGAACTTGATAAAGCCCGAGGCGGCACAGGGGAGTTAGACTAATGGCTAAAACACCAGCTTGGACACGCAAAGAAGGTAAATCGGAAAAAGGGGGCTTGAACGCCAAGGGGCGAGCCTCGTACAATAAAGCCAATCCCGGGAAGCCGGGACTCAAGGCCCCTCAACCTGAGGGTGGCCCACGACGTGACTCATTCTGTGCCCGTATGGAAGGCATGAAAGAGAAGCTGACCAGTGCGAAGACTGCAAACGATCCTAACAGTCGTATCAACAAATCATTACGTGCTTGGAAGTGCTAACATGGCTACCAAATCAACTGTTAATGCCGCTGGCAATTACACAAAGCCTACACTTCGCAAGAAGATTGTGGCTCAGGTAAAGTCCGCGGCAACGCAAGGCACTGGTGCAGGCCAATGGTCTGCTCGTAAGGCACAGCTTGTTGCTAAGAAGTATAAGGCAGCAGGCGGGGGGTATCGAGATTGAAAGCCCCACAACAATCCCTAAAAGACTGGGGCGACCAAAAATGGAGAACCAAAAGTGGTAAAAAATCTTCTGACACAGGTGAAAGATACCTTCCAAGCGCTGCGATTAAAAGTCTCAGCCCTAGTGAGTACGCTGCGACAACCAAAGCCAAGCGAGCCGGAAAAGAAGCCGGAAAACAATTCGTAGCGCAACCAAAAAAGATTGCGGCTAAAACTGCAAAATTTCGTTAAACTTTAATTGGAGATTACTATGTACGGTAAAAAAATGAATCCATTTGGCAAAGGCGAGTCCAAAGCCATGGAAGCCAAAGAAAAGAAAATGGCTCCTAGCAAAAAGGCTTATGCCGCTATGGAGAAGAAGCACGAAGGCAAAAAATCAACCTCTAAGATGAAATAAGGAACCACCATGATGTACGGAAAAATGATGATGGCTAAGGCCCCCGCAAAAGCTGGTAAAAAAGCTGCTCCATTTAAGCCTTGCCCCGGTTGCAAGAGCCCTGCTAAGTGCAAAGCCGCTGGCAAGTGTTTAGCTAAAGCCAAGTAATGCCATTTACGTCTGAGAAGCAAGCTCGCACTATGCGGGCTGCTGCACATGATCCTAGCTTTGCAAAGAAGCTGGGTATTGAAGTCAAAGCTGCCAAGAAAATGGTAGCCCATGACAAAGCCAAGGGCGCTAAGCCCAAAGCCAAGAAGTAATTACTTCATCCCTGCTGAACGTGTTCGTGCAAACGATCGGTTCGCAGACTTAGGAACTGCGCGGAGGTTACCTCCGCCGTTTCCACCGCCCTTTGCCATGGGCTTCTTGTGATCGACGTCAAGGCCGTCGCCTTTGCTGACGACGCCTTTCTTTTCCATTTGTCGACGCGCTGAATTGCGGTCAGCCCTGTTAGCAATCTGCTCCGGCTTACCTTGGTAGTTCGCGTACTCTTTCTTGTAGTCACGTGGCATGATAGTTGTCCTTAAAAAAGATATCTTATTGTCCCACAGCCGCGCCATTTAGAACAGCCAATAGTACAGGGCTTTGCTCTCTGGACATGGTGCCAGTCAGAGTTGCTACAAACCTAGGATGGTTCAGGTTCACAATCAGGCAATGCGTCTGGCCGGGGCTTCTGTCCTTACATCCCTTAAACATCGTTACTCGATCGCGCTTAGCAATCATCGCACCGTTAAGTTCTAGCTCACGCTCAATCCGGTCAATACCGTCCTGCGACCTACCTAGCCATGCCTTGAACAAAGCCAAGTTGATCGCGATCATGCTACCGGGCATGACAGGGTTCTTGGCATCATAAACAACCTTGACACGGGCAACTGCTTTATCTGGAGCCGGTTGTGTCACCTGCTCTTTACCTGAACTGTAGACCTCAGTGCAATGCACCAAGCGGTCGTTGTGCTCCATGATGTACTGGCCAATCGTATCAAATACATCTGACTTACTTTCAATTGCAGCTTGCCGAGTTTGTTTGACGCGGTCAATCATAAAGTCAATGGTTCCCTTTATATCGAACGGGAACAAACCCAAGGCTTGGCCAATACGACCCATGCCCCATGATGCAATAAGTAGCGTCCTGTAGAAACGCTCTTGGGGTTCAAATATAAAACCAAACGTTTTGTTAAACGATGCTTCAGACCATTTCCATACAGCTTCAGGGCCGCCCTTGTCGATCACAACTTGCACAAGCTCTGGGAAAGCCCAACCGTTATGCTTCTCTACGATCTCAAAAAAGTCATACCCGTAGCTACGCCCATCTTCTCGGGTAGCGACAAAAGTTCTATCGTGTTGCGGGAACTCTAAGCAACGTGCTTTCAGTGGATCGTTGCCTGCCTGTGCATTTTCAAACTTCCGATACATCGAAATGTTAGACGTGACATGAGTAGGAGCGCACCACTTAGCAGGTTCACGCAACTCGCGTTCTTTCGTCATTGAAATCTTTTCGCGACCAGAACTAAGTGTGTAGCCCATGTCGGCCATGTCTTTGTCGTCAGCCGCAGTCATCTCGTCGATACAACATGGCAAGTTATTTAAAACACCGCGCATTTTGTATAGAGCGTTCGCAGTATCTTTCTGGCTCAGGAACAATTCCTTCGGGCTACCGATCAAGCTGTTCACTCCGATAAGAGATAGTGATTTACCAGTTGTCGTTTCATCAGAATAGATCGACACAATTGCTGTTGCGTTACCGGCGGCAGGGCCTAGGATTCCCACTGTGCCTGTTAATACTGACGCACGAATATTGTCAGCACCGGGTAGGTTCAGCATGTCCATCGCGCGAATCCACTCAGAGCGTTCACCATGCGGGCCGATAAGTCTAGCGAAGTTGGACGCAGGGCCGCGAAGGCGTGTGTCTGTGGCACCCGTTGGAGAGCCTAGCACTGTCTGGCCGCACATAAACGAGCCGTCTTCTTGCCAACCGAAGTTAACAAAGTCCAATCCTGTTGGTGCTTGCTGTTGCACCATCGTCAAGTAATCCATCAAATAGCTCCTAACTTTTTCTTGCTGTCCAGCATTCTTTACGTAGATTTGTTGGTTCAATAAAAATGTAGAAAAGTCTTTACCAATCGTCGCGAGCACAGACATCTCATGCTCTGTCTCTTTCCATCCAGTCATTGGGTACTTCGCAATCATTCGGAATGCAGACTTGCGACTTTCTGAATCGTGATACACACCCGTGATGTGAATCTCGTACTGGCACACATGGTCAAACTCTGTTACCTCTTGGGCTACTTCATTGCCGTTTGCATCAGTCGTTGTGATCTCGGTCTTGACCTCACGCATGATCTGGTTGTTCTGAATAACATAGCCCTTGGGCAGTGTGAACGTGAACTCTTCGCCTTCCTCAGTAACAACTTCAGTCTCAGTAACAACCGATAACTGCGCGGGGCTTGTAATCTTTCCACGGCTTGGGCAACCTTCGCAGCCCTTAGCGCACAACTGCTCAAACTTCGCACACGTCGTAGGCCCAGTGCCGTTCCAACCCTTGAGCTTATCCATGCTTGCGGCTAGATCAAAGTCAGGGTGCGTTCCTGCGATCATGATGACCGCTTCCTGCACATCTGTGCAATGCTTAGCAAGACCTAACGATGCACGCCATAAAGGTTCTTCTACATTGCGACCTGCGGCATCTAACACGCCACCAGAAGCTACAAGCGCACCCACCTGAGCACAACGCCCTGCGACCGCGGTAAGTACAACATCGTTTGTGTTGAGCACTGCATCAAGGATCGATGATCTTGCACCTTTGCGTGATGCTGTTGTCTTTGCATTCTTTGGCAACTTACCAAACCACGGCTTCAATACCGTGAACAACTCTACTGGATCGTAGTCAGGGCAATCACGTTTGCACTCGACCAACTTCCACGGCTGTTGCTTTTTATGATGCGTACCAACTGGACGAAGCACCATCGATGGATCATGAATTTTGCTTGTGTCGATCTCGACACCATGCTCTTCAAGCGCAATGCGAAGCGCGGTAGAAACCTTTATCCAATGCTCTTTCGAAATGTTCTGAGTCATTGGCCAGTAGCAGTGAATACCACGACCGGAAGAGATGACCATAGGCTGAGGCATTCCAATCGCTTTGAGAGCGACGGACATTGCAATCCAACCTTCTTTCTGAGTAGCGTAAGGTTTGTCCTCACCAATATCTAAGTCAAGCGCCAGTGCTTTAAACACTGTTGCGTGTGCTTGCGTGCGGTACCATTTCTGTTTACCGTTCTCTGTGTAGCAGTGATCGGCAAATGCACCAACACCGAAGTAAACAGTTGACTCAGCTTCTGCATCCCACCTACTGATCGCGGCTACCGCGTCATCGATGTCATAGAATGATCCACGATTCCAAAAAAACCCTCGGGGGTTCTGTCCTGATGGATCAGGCTTATGTATGCAGATAACCAGTTCGTCTGTTTGGGCGAATACGCGAGTAAAAAAGTTTTTTGTGTCCAAGACATGCCCCTAGATGAAAAACCCCGGCATTACCCGGGGAGCGTTTTACATTTTTATTTTATTACTCGTCGAACAAACTGTCGAGCTTTGCCGCTAATTCATCTGACGCTTTTACTGGAGCAACTACGGGTTTCGCCGCCTTGACAGGCGCGGCTACTGGTGCAGGTGTTTCCTCTTCGTAAGCATCGTCGACAGCGGGTGGCGCAATAGCGGCCTTTGGCGTTGGCGCTGCAATAGCAGGGGCCGCCGCTTGTGGAGCAAGTTGACGAGTAGCTACTTTAACAGAATCACTTCCAACTAAAGTGTCAACGCGAGAAATTGCTTTCTCTGGAACGTAACCTTTTTGCTTGAATGTAATCTTGGGGTAACTTGCCGCGTCATCAAAACCCAACTCGGTAATTACTTCTTCAGGGCCAATGCCGTAGTTACCTAAGTCCTTAAAGTATTCACGCAGGGCTTTCATACCGCTGACAGGTACAGTAAGGCTGTACACCTTGGAAGGATCAGCGGCGGCTACAACAGCCAAGTGGCGTTGGTCAGCACATATCTTAGACTTAGCACCAGACATAAGAACCTTAGAGCCAAGCACATTGTTGGGGCAGTCCGCGCAACTAGCGTGCACTGGTGACTCAAAATTAGCATCAGGCTTTAGGCCATCACTAGAGCCACAATCTGGTCGAACGTTCTCCGCAGACGCATCAAACGCTTTGGCATAAAACACCTTGGAAACCCTAGGGTTTGCACCTACGATGATGGTGTCTAGAGTGACGCCAACTGTTGTCTCAACACCGTCTTCGCTCAAGCGATAACGCCCTGCGCGGATGCTGATTTTTGGAAAACTAACGCCGTCGCTACCGACGATCGCAGATGCCACTGTTGATTTAGTGCCCGCTTGCTGACGGGCGGCTATACGGGCTGCAATGTGTGCAGGTACTGTTTGAATGTTGCTCACGATTATTCCTTTGCTTGAGCTTTACGAAGATTAAAAACACGGATAGACGAGAAATTTACGCCGGGAGGAGGAGCGCCATTGGCTTCAATGAAACTCTTTACCCCTAGCTTCGATGCGCGGGCTTCTACCATGTCCCAAGCATCGGTTTCCTTGCAATACGCAAAGAACTCTTCGCGCGACGCAACGGTCGCGGTGTGGTGTGTCGACCAATAGGCCGTACCAGAATTTGTTTTAACTGTCTCGAGACCGTCTTCCTGCGCTTTGGCAGTCATCCAGTTCTCAACGGCTACAAGCTTTTCTGTCAGCTTGGCTTTGGCCGCTTTATGCTCACGCTCTAGAGCGTCGATAGCATTGCGCACCTGCAGATATTTCTCTGCGGCTATTTCATAGTTCATAAGTAAGTCCTAACTGTTTAACTAATCGTCACTGTTGATGCCTTGCACCAAATTTAAAAACTCCGCCAATGTGTTCTGCTTTGCGCGGAGTCGGCGGTATAACTCTGCTTCAAAGCCTGTAGCCCATATGTGCCATACAGTCGTTTTGCCAGTTGTTGTCAACCGGCGAATCCTCGCATTAGCTTGCTCGTACTGTTCAAGTGAATAAATGGGAGCAAACCAAACAATATCTTTTGCCCGAGTTAATGTCAATCCGTGTGCCGCAACCTTCGGGTGAGCCAACAAAATCTGTGGCCTGTCCGTGTGCTGAAAGTCGTTAAAGATTTGATTGCGTTCGTTTTTGTTAACGTCGCCATGCACCGATGCAACATCGAATCCATCAGCAGTTAACTTCGCCTGCAATTGATCTTGTACGCCTCGAAGCGGCACAAAGATAATAACCTTATCTCCGATCTCTGTAAGTAACTCAGTGAGTGTATTATACCTCAACGAGCCATCGATTGCAATTCGACCGGTCTCGCTATACACGACACCGCAACTAATTTGCAACATCTTGCTTAGCACAACCGCCGCATTCGCAGCAGTCACTTCACCAGCCGCAAACACAGTCACGGCTTTGTCTTTCATTTCCTTAAACGCTTTTTGTTGTTGAAGTGTTAACTCTGTCTTGCGACCAACGAAGTTAGTGTCAGGCAAATCTTTGCACTCGTCAAGTGAGAAACGTATCGATGGTTGTAAAACTTTTTTACATGTCTCAAGCGCGTCTTGCCGTGGCACCCAACGAAACGTTGTGACCTTTTGCATCACCATGTCTTTAAAAGTCGTAAAACTTTTTGGGCATGTAGGTGAGTCAACAAGTCGTGCTAGTGTCCATGCGTCTGCAGGTGTTTGCGATATAGGCGTACCCGTTAGCATCCACAGCCATGGCTTGTGTGCTTGCATCCACTTAGCAAAAATCTTGTAGCGTTGTGAGCTCGGAGACTTAAGCGCAGTGGCTTCGTCATAGATCACAACGTCAAAGTCTTTGATGTCAGCGGCCATGTTACTAAAGCCATCATGGTTAATGATGAAGTATTGCACCCCGGGTTTCTCAAGCAACTGTCTGCGTTTTTCCTTCGTGCCAGTGACAATCACAAACATGCGGTGAGGCAGGTGGTGCTTAAGCTCTCTCCCCCATACAACAGTCAGCGTTGACAACGGCGCGATGATTAAAACTTTCTTCGCTATACCTTCATCAAGCAAAAAGTCAGCGGCCCAAATAGCACTGATGGATTTACCAGTACCCGGTGCGTTAAGACACAGGGCACGCTTGTGTGTTGTGAGAAATGCAGCGGTGTCTTTCTGGTGATCCATCGGTGCAAACCGAGCGGGCCAGTTGTAGTAGTGCGTGATGGGAGCAGGGACACTGAAGCCCAAGTTCTTCAGCACAATTGATTCGTCTACGCCATACGGCACAGCAAGCATTGACTCACCATCATGCATGAACTGTTTGGCATGCGGCATCAGAGACTGCACCATTGCATTCTCGTTGCTGTTAATTACGATCCTACGTTGATCTGGTATTACAAGCATGTCAGTGCAACCCAAGCTTTAAATTCAATTGTCCATACGTCGACAGACGTTTCGCGAACGATCCACACTTTGGCACCGCATCTAGTCAACGTTGATATTTCTCTCTCTTGGTTGGCTGTAGTCGTTCCCTTACCGTACTTGGTCTCAACAGCAAACATAGAACCATTAACGCAGCCCACAAAGTCAGGAATACCAGACCGACCATAGCCATTAGCAGGTGGCATAAACCACCAACATAAGTCTGCGTCCTTAAGAACATCTTTGACAATTTTCTTAACATCAGCTTCATTCTTCATCTCTTACCTTTCAGTCGTGCGTCAGGGCAAATATCTTTTGCCGCGCACCATGGGCACAAGCCCGACGGTTTTGTTTTGTATACGCCAAGTTCAATTGTGTCCTGCACCTTTGCGAATCGAGGCTTCAGTGCTCGCCACATTGAGTCTAGAAACCTACGTTCGTACACGGCGTTTGTTGTCTCGTTGAACTTAAGCCAGATGAATGATGTCTTGACCTTGGTGACTTCTGGGTAATGCCAGAACACCATGGCCGCAAACAGTTGCAACTGTGTTGGGTTTTCTTTTACTTTGCCTGTCTTGTAGTCAAGGCAGTACGCAGTGTCGCCATCCACAACAAGCACATCAGCAATTGATCTGATCCACACATCTTTAGCAAACCAATCAACAGGCTTGAGGTCTGCGTTGACAGCCATCTGATGCTCAAACAATTTCTCGCCCGGACGTTTCATGATGACGTCAACAACGCTACCCCATTGATCTAGTGTGCTACGCCCTTCAGCAGATAGTGAGTCCATGTCAAGCACGCCACGGCCTTTAGCTTCTAGCAACTTGTGTACACGATCTCCATATTCGGACGCTTCGTTTGATGAATTGGGTACGCGTTTAGATACGTACAGATAATCAAACTGGGCCTCGCATGTTTCAAATGTTGATAGACGACTAAAAGACAGCGGCATTACTTGGGTCATAAGTTTCCTATTTCGCCGCACCATATGACGGGCCTACACCCGTCTCACAAGATACGGGAATGCTCCGACACCACTTGGGTGTTAGAGATAGGCACTCTTCCATATAGGCGCGTGCTTGAGTAAGTTCTTCATTTGGTACTACGCAGACTGCTTCGTCATGGACTGACAGCTTGACGGGGTACCGTTCGTTGATACGTGCAGTTTGCCACATAACGATCCGCATTGCAGCATGTTGTGATAAATTTTCTACAACTTTCGGGCCAAAGATGCGTACACGTTGTTTGCCCATTAAATACGTCCACTCTTTGCCGTCATACTTTAGGTCGTAGTACATCACACCGGGCTCACCGGGGCGACCAAAGCCGTCCTTCTGCGTGATAAACCACCCGTTTACATCCACAGTCATCAAGCTACAACCATTGGCAATGTCGGGCAGGATTACTTGCTGACACCTACCCCATAGATCAACTACCTTGTGGTGCACAGAGCGGTATAGGTTCACGATGTCGTATGCACGATCGAGGTCAATGGCCTTCACAGCCGGATCAGTACGCGCCGCGATACGCACCATCTCTTGGAAGCGAGGGGCACCGGCACCGTACTGCAACCCGAGCATGGCGGTCTTGCCCAAGAAACGCTCAGCCTTGTCTGCCTTGGTAATGTCACGGCCAAAGAGCTTGGACGCAAAGTCACAGTACAGATCAACACCATTGGCCAACTTCTCTACCACGTCATCCTGTCCGGCCAAAGCCATCACAGTGCGAAGCTCAATGTTGGACGAGTCACCTACAAGCACGGTGTGTCCGGCGGGGGCAAGCAGAGCGTTACGCAAGCCCGCAGACGGCCCACGCGCAGGGATGTTCTGCCAGTTAATGCTGTTGCCGCCTGAGTACCGGCCAGTGGTTTTGGCACCCCAGAAGTTAAGGTACACCGGCAGGGGGCCACGCTTTGCAGTATCCACGAACTTGAGCGCACGGGTTTCTGCAATGGTGGTCTTGACACCAAGGCGTGCGGCTACCAGTGCCTGAACGCCAGAGTCTTCGTGGTCGAGCAAGTCAGTAAAGCCCTTGTCACTTTTAGCAAAAGCGAAGGTCTCACGCCCTGTTGCGGGGCTTATCTTCTTAGGCGGTATAACGCCAAGCAACTCGAGCTGTTCTGCAAACTTGTCGTTGGACATCAGCGTATCCTTGCCGACAACTAGCGAGCGCATCAGGTCTTCCTTGCGTGCAACTTCCTCGTGGTACAGCCGCTCCATCACAGCAACATCGCCCACAAGCATAGGCTCTGTGAACATACGCACAGTCATGTCGATCAAACGAACTTCTAATGGCGGCGTAAAGGCGTCCATCTTCTCACCGATCGCACGGCACAGCCATGTGTCATGCTTGCAGTAATCTGCATACGCCTCTAATTCCATGGGATTAAAGTCTTCTCGGCGTTTGCCTAATGCTTTAACAACCTCAGTGCCCTTCGCAGGGAACCCAAAGAATTTAGTTAAGTTAGCAAGTGAGTGTGAGACTAAATAGGGGTAGAGCATTCGGCTTTGCGGGAGTGTATCCATCCATAGCCTCGGTCGTATACCTAGTCGTTGCGTCAGCGCGTAGCCGTCGAACAAAGTATTGTGGCATCTTACGGCGGAGTTACCCCAGTCGTAGTTGACGTGCATCCACTCAAGAATCTCTGCTTCAGTGCCGCTGAACCATACGGGATCACCGTCATTCTTCGCAACGCATACTCCAATGAATTCAAACCGTTCGTCGGTTATGTACGCATCAGTCTGCATCTTTGACAAACTGAATTGTGCATCGTAGTACGTCTCAATATCTACAGTGAGTATGTCCATTAGTTTAAGTCCATGTTATCAAGTTCTCTGTTGTCCAGAGCTAAGTAAGCGACAGTGTAAATCTGTTCTAGCTTCTGACGCAAACGTAGAGCTTCCTCAGACACAATGTCTAGTCGGTTTCGTAGCAATCGGCCTTCTGCTTGCGAGTCGGCAAGCATCAGCTCAAGTTGGGAGAGGTCACTAGGGATTCTGTACATTTTGGTTTCCTCGGGTTAACTATTTTATCGAGCACGCGTTTAAGTATCTGCACGTGCATGATGTTGTTTTTGTTGCGTACGATTGATCTACGCACAATTGCCGCACAGCGTTTACGTTCTATGTCAGTGTCTACTAAGATCATACTAACAACCCCATCTTCTGCAACGCAGCTTGCAAGCCTGCTAATCCGCCAACACGTTGGTCGCCAATAAATATCTGCGGCATCTGACGTGCGTCGGGGTAGTTAGCCACGAAATTAGCAAAGCGATCACCCGTTTCGATGTCAATCTCAGTGAACGGCATATCCAACGAACGCAGAATGAGCTTAGCCGTCACACAGTTAGGGCAATTTTCTTTCGAGTAAACAGTTATGTTCATGTGTTCTTCTCCTTCACCCATGTGCAATCAAAACATATCTTCATCATCCAACGAACAAACCAATTTGGTTCGTATCCTTTTACTGGCCTGTAAGAAATACCTTCTCCTTTACGACCACCAAACAAGTAGCAAACCCATTCAGACCTTTCGGGTACATGAAATTTATACGAGCCTTCAGCTTTGTATTCATCATCAAAGCGAATTGTTCCGCTTATTGGTTTATCCATTGTTCTTCTCCTTGAGTTTGGCTTCTATGGCTTCCAATGTAGAGGCGGCAATGCGGATAAACCCAATGGGTGTTTCGGGATACCAATGTAAAACCCACACACTATCTTTTGCCACAGCCTCATGCCATTCCTCTGGTGAAATAAAATCTTCAGAGTCATAGAACTGCTCAATAGTTTCGTAAACATCACGATGTTCGTTGTGGGATAGGTGTAAACCGCATTTGTGTTCTGGTAACCAATTCATAAATTCTTCTCCTTCAGTTTGGCTTCAATGGCTTGGGCAATATTGACTGCTCGTAATCCTGCGACCATATAGGCATTGCCGTTGTCAACCATGACTGAATTTGTTTTAAACGCATGTTCAATCTCATCATCCGTCAGCCCTACCCATGTGCGCTGTGGTGATGCTTCTTCAATTCTTTGTTTTAAAACATCGGCTCTGTGCATACCAAGTTCATGTGGTTTGACAGTTTCCTGAACCCACTCGGTTTTGTCTAACCACACCTCAAGTGCTTTTTTGTAATTAGGCTCTGGCTGTGCCAAGGCTTCTTTGATGGCAGTGATGGCTTCTACTGCCCATTGTTGATATTCGTAGTCCATTGCTGAAACATGAGCTATTTGTTGTAACGCATCCCATGCAAGGCGTAATGCTTCGTCTTTAGTCATGCTTGTCCCCTTGCTCGGATGGCTTCAGCCGCACTTGTACAACTTATTATTTTTCCTGTCTTTGAAGCCGCTTCTAACATTTGCGCACACGCCTCACGCTCGGCAGAAGCGACAAGAGAAGCAAAGCGTTCAATGACAGGATGAAACACAAACTCCGCCATGCCTTCAGCTTCTCCCGCCTCTCGTGCCATGCGAATAATGTCTTCTCTGTTCATGCTTCCCTCGCCTTCAGCATGGCGTCTGCCATAGAGTATGCGTCCATCGAGATGCCTGCCATCCAATCATTGTCGATAAGATGGAACTCTTCCGTAAGAGCATTTTTGAGTAATCCCTGCATAGCCTTAGCCGCAAAGTAGTCGCGCAAGGTCATGCCTTGGAATGGTTCACCCCATCCATTAAAGCCTTCATTGGGGAATGCTGGTTCATTCATGGATTCTTCTCCTGTATAGCACGCTCGACGGCTCTACCAAAGTCTTCTACACTGCCAAACTTTTCTGAGTTGGTATCCCACAAGTGGTAAATCTCTTCTTTGGTCAAGCTAACCCATTCACGCTCGGTCGCCTTCATCTTGTACAGCAGGATAAGTACTGCAACGGTTATCGGTGCAATTAGAAAGTAAATTAAATCGTTCATAGCTTTTCCTTTGTTATCTCAATAATCATAGGGTCTAGTAAATCTCTGGCGTACTTCAGTGCTCTTTTTTCTGCGTCGTCGCCGACAACATACTTTTCAGTAACCCACCTAAAGTCGTACCAACGGCGAGATTCAACAAGCCAACCGTCTTCGTACTCCCAATGCCTTTTAATTCGTGCTCTCATTTGCTTACCTCCACAATAGGTCTCATTTTTCGTTGACGAAACTCTTCACGAACAAGCTCAACAGCTTTGTCCATATCTTTTACAGTAATCAAGTCCATCTGCGCGTCATGCAATTCCATGACAAGGTTTAGCGCATTCATCTCAGATGCTTTTAGGATAAACCTTCCCGTCTCAACACCTCGTCTACCAACATCACGTAATGCATCAAGCCCTTCGCTAACTACGTCTGCATATTCTCTTCCAAAACCCAATCGATACAAAGCTTCAGTGATGTTTACTGTGGCAATCAAAGTATCAATGTCAGCACGCGTCGCCAACCCTTTAGTTAAGGTTGACATTGCTAAATGGTTCTTGATCTTGAGATCAACCAAATAGGTATCGTACTTGGCTACCGGTGTCATCCCCTCAAGTACATACCCAATCGGGTTAACCAATACGCTACGAGGTCTATACTTGCTGCGTTTGCGCATTTTCTACTTCATACAACTTGTGAATGTAGTGCAATGCTTTGTTGCCGTCATCGCTTCCATCTTTACGTCCGGCACGCATGGAGTATTTAATGATGTTGCCTTTCAGAAACCCACGGAACTCCTCAGGCGTTAACACCGCGGCCATGACACTCCACGGTTGCACGGGCATGTCTTTGTAGTGCGATCCGCCAATCTGCAAATCGTCTGCGTTCTCGATCATCTCAATCATTTTTCTCATCCTTCCTAATTACCTGTTTAAGATTACGTCCAGTTACTCTGTTCGTCCAACATGACGCACATATCCACCTCGATGGGCTCATCTGCACGCCGCCCTCCGGCGGTCGTACTTCTTCACATTTATTACAAAGTTGTAATCTATGTACGGGTTGTTGGCTACCAATGGCCAAGTGATTGTTTACAAAATTACTCTTCATCATCTTCATCCCAAATATCCTCTGACCATACAAGTATGGGTGTTTCTGGGCCCAAGTAGCCACCTTCGATGTTGAACTCAATATGCTCACGTGCTTCTTCGTGCGACATGCCATCGCGTTTTTTAAGAATTTCTCTGATCTTTTCAGCATCGTAAACAAGTACGTTAACCATTTGCTTGTCTATACGTACATACGCAGGGCCGATAACGGCTTCCTCATATCCCGGATATTTAATCATTGCTGTGGCACCTTCAAAGTTTCTTCTAGGGGTTTCCACCCGAAGCGACGCCATACAGACTGCACATCTGCACCGGCAGTCCAGACAAAACGTTTGTCGTCTGCAGGGATGACGGGGAAGCACACTGAACGAACAGGTATGCCTTGGTGAATGATTGGTTCTGGGTTCATGATAGTACTCTTTACACAATTGGTTTAAAACAGATTGATCCAACTACTTCACCGCGATTAACGATGTCGTAGTGTTTGCCAACGCTTTTAGCGCCGTTACGTGCCATGTCACTTAGTACTACAGTTAGTGAACGTCCCAGTGTGGAAACGTACACGACAAGGTTCTCTTCGTCGACGGACAACCACTCTCGGTCTTGGTCGATGTTGACACCCAGTTCCTCAAAGCCTCGCACGAGTTTCGTCTCGATACGCGTCAAGCGATACTGAATGTCTTTTTCTTTGTTGAAGGATGTGTTCATGTTGTTCTCATAATGCTACGGTAACCCGTGTGCCGAAGGGCTCACGTGGATGGGAATGGCCGATGTCGGCCCAGATGACAGGATAGGTTGGCTCCGCGCATTCGTCTAAGTTGCCCTCCATGTCAGTGAAGAAAATCATGCCGCAGTAACGCTCGTCTGATTTGTCAAGGTGCTCGAACACTGGCTGAAAGCGCGTACCGCCACCGCCCTTGGGATGCAGGGCAAGCATGTCATCACGCTCGAACCGCTCGATGTGCGTAACGTGGTAGTCGCAGTAAATAACTTCTACGAATGATGGTTGCAAGTCGTCAACGATCGCCTGAATCTCAGCGGCAATCTGGTTGCATTCCTTTGGGCCCATCGATCCCGATGTATCAAAGCCAATAGCCAAGCCACCGAGTGAGTCAGTGCGAAGCGATGGCAAGTACAAGCCAGAGCCAATGAAGCGACGAGACGGGCGTGTGTACGTGTAGTCAGCGGCAGACGATTCAGTCATCATGGAACGAGTCACGTCTTGCCACCGCACATGGGGTTGGCCTACGTTGTCAAGCACACGATCGATCAAGCTAGAGCCCTGACCACATTCCTTGGCCATACGAGCTGCGGCTACAATAGTTGCCTCCATGTCCACACGAGTAGCATCATCTTGAGCATCCTCGAGATCACCCTTGCCATCGAAGCCACCTGCATTGGGTTGGCTTTCCTCATCGCCATCACCATCACCTGAGCCCTTACCGCCTTGTGGCGGTGGTGGGTTTTCTTTGAGCTTGGCGTAGACTTCTTCGGAGGACATGCTCTCACGCACCCATCCTACGTTGACGCCGCCCTTGGGCAGTTGCCATCCACGACTACGTATGTACGCATTGATAAGCGCATCGTTGGCGTAGTTCCACAAACTCGGATCACGACTCTCACGACGCCACATGTGCATTAGCACAACGTGTACCGCCTCATGTAGCACAAGGCCAAACAATTCCTCGTCAGTCAGAGGATCACAGAACGCAGGGTTAAAGCGAACCCACGCGCCATTTGTTCCTGCAGTAGATACCTTGTCAGATATCTCACGCTTGACGCGTGTCATCACAGCGGCAATGAATGATTCACGAAGGCCGAGCTTGCTGTACGCAAGATCGATTCGATCAGATAAGGTGGTCATAATTTTCTCCAATAAGTAAACAAGTTAATCCCGTGGGATTAGGTCAATTATATTCCAATGCAAACAAAGACTCAACAAACACCCGAGCAGTAGTCAAATCCTCAAACTCTTGCACATCATCAAACGTGTTGCGTGTCACAACCCAACCACGATCAGCGTCAAGTAGACCAGATATATTGTAGGCAGGGCGAACGAACGCAAACGCATGCTTGACGTGCATCTGCTTGAGTGAGCTAGCCTTCGAACGTTTCTCAACGTAGGCAGTCCAAGCACCCACAGGTGTGTTCTGCCATCGAAGCTCTGGTCGTTTGTCAACCATCATTTCATCGCAAACGCGGCTTGATTAGCGATAGCCCACTGAGTAAACGCTGAACTCTTAGTGATCGTGCGGTCACGTTTGTGTGCAAGTTTAATCGTGAGTGTCTGTACATCACCGGGCATCTTAGACAAGAACTTCCAAGCCTTGTCGAAGTTGTTAGCGTCAAGGCGCGTAGCCAATCCCATTGCGACGCAATAGCGTACGTTGAGTTCCTTGGGCACAGGCACGTCCTTGCCTTGCAGGATGTCCTCGATACGTGGCATCGACTCCCATACACGCAGGTGTGTCTCGAAGATCATGGCCGCCTCTTCACCAACATCACCCTTGATAAGCTCGACGCGATCCTGCACGGGTAAGTCAAGCTCCAGTGTGTGCGACACGGCGAACCACGAGCGAGGTGATGGGAAGGGACGAATGTCACCAGTGGGCTCGAACTTGTGCAACAAGTCAGGGCGATCTTGCAACAAGGCCAGAATCTCTGGGCGAATGCCACGTGTGATGGCGTGTGCTGTGAAGTCGTCGATCGTCGTGTTGACGTCGATGTCGCACATGCGGTTCTGTAGTGGTGCGGCTAGGTTGTACGTCACGCCTCGGTCGGTCTTGCGATTACCTGCGGCGATGACCATCCACTCTGCGGGGATGCCAAAGTCCTCGGGCGTCAGGCACAACTGGTATGCGGCCGCCTGCACTGAGGGCGGTGCTGATGTGATCTCGTCGAGGAACAGAATGCCCGCGCCATCTGCGGGCAGAAAGTCAGGGCGTGCCCAGTGTGTGCGGCCATCGACAACGTGCGGGATACCGCGAAGGTCAGTGGGCTCCATCTGTGCAAGACGTAGGTCAACTACACCCTGCCAGTTGGATACATGTTCAGACAATAGCTTGCTTGTCTGGAACACAACCTCGGACTTGCCGATGCCCGATGGGCCACGCAAGAAAGTTGTACGGGCTCGTGTGTTGTCGTTGAGGTAACGCTTAACGAGGATGGGGGTAACGTGTGCAATACGCATGATGATTTCCTTTAAGTAAACAAGTTTTTAATCCCACGGGATTAAGGCTCCCGTGTGTGCCTATCTTACTAGGGTTCTGAGTTGAGTGCAAATCAGAACTCGAGCATCTCGTCGATGGACGCAAGCAGTGCAGTTGTCTGCACGTTAACCGCCTTACGTTTCTCGGGGTCGTCGCGCAACTGTTGTGGATGCGGCGTCGTGTCGATGACTGTCTTTGCCAGTGCAAGGATGTTGTCTGGAAGAATGTCAGCGAAGTCATGCAACAAGTTTATCTCCTCGGCAATGTTCTCACACACCGAGTCGCGGAAGATGGGCGATCGAATCTCACCGATACCCGTTCTCTTGTTGATGATCTCACGCTCACCCTTGCCGGTCACATCATGTAAGCGAGCGACCACTTGCTTGAGACGTTCCAGCGGTGCACGCATGATCGCGTTCATCGATTCCTTTGTCGCCTCTTCAACTTGCTGACGCAAGGTGCTGAGCTCTTCCTCTTGCATGGATACGCGGAAGTCACCCATGTCAGTGACGGGGCGGTAGTTGATGCGGAAGCGAAACGATCTGCGTAGGTCAGTCAAGTCAGGGTATGCGTTGGGATCGAACAACCCGCCCTGACTATTTTGTGCAAGCATCATGACGTTGCTCCAGTTGTTGAGGAACGCAGTCACCGCCTGATCGAACTCGAGATCGAACTTGGCCATGCGGTCAGCGAACTGCATGAAACGTGAAGAGGGCAACAAGTCCTCACCTCTGTGCCACGGGTATGTGGTGCTGTCAATGTAGGCACGGGCTTGCGTCTCCACTGCAACGATCGGTTGGACAAGTGACTTGGGATACAAGTCCTTGCGATACTGCCCTGCACCATGGGCGTTGTTGGCAGACTCGGCATCGGCCGTAGCCTTGCCATCCTTCTGTGTCATCTGTGGTTTGTTGACAGTGAGGGAAACTAACAGTGCGTGATCTTTAATAGACATAATGTTCTCCAGTTAATAAGTTAATCCCGTGGGATTAGAGGGCGTCACGAATGACGGTGCGGACAGCTTCTTCGAAGTCACCGCCTGAGAAGTTGGGCTCGTAGTTCTCGAGCTTCTGGTCAACAACGTCGTCGATCTTGGACTCGAAGTCGAAGTCGTTCATTGCGTCCTCAACCTTACTAGTGACCTGATCGTCAATGTAGACAACCGACGCCTCGCGCACGGCTTCCTGTGTCTGGTCATCGTCATTGAGTAGCTCAAGGAGCGATGCTTTTAGTGTGTCTGCGTCAAGCGCAAGCACGGCCTGAGTCTCAGCTTTCATTTTGCTGATAACTGCGTCTGCAACGTCCGACACAAGTTTGTCGTACACGCCGCCGAAAATAGATAACAGTTGTGATTGATCCATGATGATCTCCATAAGTAAACAAGTTAATAAGAACTTACGTGAGTAAGTTAATCCCACGGGATTACGGAAAGAACTAAGGGTGTGGGCGATCCCCTAGTCCATGTCATTATTGTAACAGGTTATTGCCCCGTTGTCAAGCTAAGGGCGACCCGCGCAATTTGCTTCGTGATAGTTTGTCTTGATGCTCAGCGTACAAATCTTCGTCAGCGTATACGTGCCACGGGATTGCTCCAGTGTCTTTGGCGTGCTCGAGGATTTCCTTGAGTTGTTTATAGCTCCAACTGGCCACGTGTTTCGGCATGTCCTTAGCTTCAACAATCAAAGCCAATTCTGCACGCATAAGTACCATGCGATCTTTGTCAGTCATACGTTTCATAGTGCTAACTCCAGTTGTCCGGGATGCAACGACGCGCGTCTATCCCATTCCAGTTCTTTGATGGCCTGATTGATCGTGTCAATCTTGTCTTCTTCCAAGTCAGTGTCAAGCGCAAGGCCGCTCTCGTATCCGCCTACGTTGTACTGGCAGGAAAAGTCAGGCACGTCGTTAACCATGAGCGTTACCTCAAGATGAACCCAATGCCAGTCGTTATCGTACCAACCCTTCAGATACTTGTAGTCCTGCTCCACTGCACGAAGTCGATCCTCGGGCGTCTTCTGCCCCCACTCCCTGCGTGCAACTTCTAGCGATGAGAAGAAGTCGTAGTACAACCTACGCACAGTTCTACCTGTGTTTGTAAACAGTGGTTTCAGCATGCGAAGGCGCGTCTCTTCCTCAAGATCAGGTTCTTCATCAACGATGTGCTGCTCCATCTGCTCAGAGTTCAGCGGGTTCCAATCCATCTCGACAACAACCCCGTGATTGTCTGACCACTCGAGCGGAGAGCCTGAGTCATAGTCCGGTAGCCAACGCACGCGGTACACCTTGCCGCACTTGTGCGTGAACATTTCCTCATGTGTTATATCGTCGTAGCTCATGATTGCCCCTTAAACAAATTCAGATCGGCGAAAAAACTCGATGTATTGGTCTGCGTATACGTATTTAGTTGAGTCGCTCTGACTGGTCTTTGTCTCCACGTCGTCGTTCTCCTCACCAATGCGTGTGAACGCGTATCCTCCTTCGTACCCTTCGACGACAATATCCATAAGTTTTTCCTGTAGGGTAACCCATGGTAATGACTCATACCACTTCACGTCCTCGTAATGCACGCGTATTTGGTACGGATAGTCCACATCGTGTTCGTCGTAGTGAAAGTCAAAGTCGTCTATCACCTCGGGGCCGTGCTCTACATCAGAAGCAATTAGCTTAGCCTCCATGTGAAATGCGTTGCGGTGATCCTGTGTCTTAAACAATAAGACATACTTTACGTCTGATCGGTATCCCATAATAGTTCCTTTCTTAATCCCGTGGGATTAGACTACTCTGATAAAAAACAAGATGACTTTCTGCGTCGTGCCGTAGTGGCCGGTGATGTCGTCGTACGCAAACTCCTCACGAGAATCCTCAACCACAGACATGTGGGTATACACCCACAAGTTGTCGTCAGCGTCTCGCCACTGGTCAGTGCTCGAGTCGAACCATTCATCCACAAGGGCATGCTCTTCGTCGTCAAGCCCTGTCGAGTCGGCATTGATAAGGTACGGCAAAGCAAACTCACCGATACTGTATTCAAAGGTTTCATGTATGGTAAAAGTCATTACGGTCTCCAGTAAAACAAGTCAAGTAAAACAACAATCAGCCCTGCGAGTAGAACTACTCGCTCCAGTTTTTCCCATTTAGTCAGCATGGTTATTCCTCCATCAAGAATATGCCCTTGTGCACACAAGCGGTGAACAAGTTGTCGTCCGAGTAATTCCTAAACCCTGTGAACCCGTTCAGTTGGAGGTGTCGGTACACTTCCTTCTGTTCCTCAATAGTTCTGTCAAAGAACCAATCAAGCTCGTACTCTGCACAAGCGTGCACCATTTGTGTTTTAGTAATTGCGTTCATTTGTCAGCCTCAATTCTTTTTATCAAGTCTCGTGCATGCTGAATGTCATAGAGCACGTCGTTAAGCCATGATCCATCCTCGATGTAGTTGTGAGCGGATTGCATGAGGTTGTTCAGTGCCTCACCCAACAGTTCTGCTTTTTTGCGATCAGTCATTTAATGTTCTCCCTGATATATTCATTAGCTTCGCGCTTGGTGTCAAACGCTAGGCACTCACCATGCTCATCGATCCACTCAGCCGAGAAGGTCTTGCCGTAGATCGCCCATATGTCACCGGACTTAACCGGTTCCCAGTCGTTGGGGTCAAAGCCCCCGTCCTTGCGTATCTCATGCACTAGCTTGAAACACGTATCCCAGTCTGCACCCGTGATCTCTTCCAGTTCTGCAGGGTGGTGATCCTCGAGCAAGTCGATGATTAAGTTTTTGAGTCTGCCCATTTCTTTGTCCTCGTATGCTTTGATTTCCCACATCTTGTCGATGCGGGCGTATGCGTCGTCGTTAAGTCTGCTCATTTCCGAACCTCCGTCGCGAACTGCATTGCGAAATACCAAACCTCTTTAGCGTCCATGATGGACGTGTAATACTCACCCATCGAGTCGTAGAACTCACGGCTAGACCGGTACTCAGAGTCAGTGGCCATAAATCGCACAACCTCTGAACGCGGGGCTACCGCTACCGCCCTGCAATATGCGTCGACAAACGCAACTTCCTCCAGTGTCAAGTTGCGCAGGTGGTACGGCAATTCCTTGACGGCAATCACAGACTGATTCCAGTGCGAGTCTGAGCCCTCATCGCCAAATTCCAAGGGGCTCATGATGTCACCTCCCATTGTTTTAGCCTCCTCAATACTGGATGCTTCCACAGTGTGTAGTTTGGTCACAACCGAATAGATTGTGAGTTGATAGCTTTTAAGTTGTTTCTCTTGTGTCATGATGTTTCCTTTAATCCCGCGGGATTAGTTGTTGGTGTGAAGGGCAATGAAACCGGCCGTTGCTACGCGCATTTGCTTGACGGGGTACTCGGACACGACAAAGATGAAGTCAAGCACGTTGCGGCATGCGTCTAAGAACTCAGGGTTGTCGTGTGATGCGGCAATAACTGAACTGGGGTGAATGTCCTGCGACACGTTGCGAATGCACGTCTCAAGGTGAACCCGAGCATGGTCTAAAAGCGCAAACCTTGTGCCATCATGCAACCGTGGGCGAGTCGCGGCCGCCTCAAGATTTGTCATAGCTTCGGCATAGTTCACGCCATACTGACAAGCCTCGGCACGATGTGGTTTGGTCAACCCGCTGAAACCCTTGTCGTCATTCCACTTGCAACGTGTGCGGTAATTCTGCTCAAAACACCCAGTGCGGTAAACCTTCTTGACGGCAACTTCATAGGGCACGCCTGCATCCTTTTGTTGCTCCAGAAAAGCATTGAAGTACAGTGACTTGTGACGTCTGGTCGTTGGTGAGAACCCGTTGACGTGCATCCATAGTTCAAGATTGTTGGTGTGACTGTTGTGTACTAACTGTACAACTTCTGTTGTGTATGAATAGCCGATGGCTAACACGTCAAAGTGCCCGTCTGAATCCATGTTGAGCCCGTTGGACTGAGAAATGCTCGGGTTGCGTGCAGACATATTAGAGCCTACACCCAGTGAGCGCATTTCAGTGCCGACGAGTTTTTTAGCCGCAGACGCAAAGCGTGCGGCAACATGTGCATTAGTTGTCATGATGATCTCCAGTGATACGTAAATAAGTGAGGGAGTTAATCCCGCGGGATTAGCACAGGACGTTTATCGCATCGGTTTGCTTGGGGCTTCTCGACTTGATGGGTACATTGTACCACGTCAATGTGTTGTTGTCAACTTAAGGGGTAGATAAATTAGTCCCATACAACAACACATTTGGATGTTAAATAATCGAGAAAGTTGTGTGGATGATTTGTAGATTCTGGCAATTAGTCAGCTTAATAGTTGGATTAGTTTGGAAATTAGTCAGACTAAAAATTGTAAGTCATTGATTTTGCTCACTTTAGTCAATTAGTTGGGTTTTCAGGCTAGAGAGTAAATAGTTGGGGGGGTTGGAGGTGCTACGGATCGAAACACTTGAACAGGCTACAGGAATTTACCTTTTGCTCTCTAATACTACTAACTATTAACTAATCAACTAATTTATATATATATATGCCAGTCCCCAGTGCCCGCTACCCGAAAAAAGCCTTTAAAATCAACAACTTAGCTCATCCATACATCATACGTACAATTCATCGAGCAAATTAGTTTAGATTTGTAAGTTTCGTGTAATCTAAAAAAGCGTTCACTTACGTCGCAACCCGCATGGTTAAAGGAAAGTTGTCAATCTACAACACTCTAAGTAATCCCACGGGATTAAATTCGTCATTCATACGACATGCGTACCGCGTACATCGTCGCATACTGGGCCGCGCGTGATAGTAGTTTGGTGTGGGGCTTGTTGTGATAGTAGATGATAGTTTTGGATAAAAAATTTTGACGAAAAAAAGCCCCCTTGCGGGGGCTTGGCCGGTTTACCGGTTGGGCTTAGGTGGCGGAGCCCTTGACTACTTTACCCTTGGCCGCTTTGTTGACGCTATAACCTAGGGTTATCATGTGCGCCACAATGCGCGGGTGAAATACCGCATCTTTGAAATAAACGTCCATATCATCTAACCATGCGGAAAATTTGTCGGTTTCCGTTTTGACCATATCAGGCGCGGGCGCGGCCGTTGGTGTTTTGGCCACTGTGGTTTTGCGGCCGCCTCCGGTTTTGCGGCCGATCCCGTGCACCTCGCGAACTTGCTTGGCCGCGTCTCGCATTGCATGCTTGGGCATGTTGACCGCCTCCGCCGCCGTTGACGGCGTGTCCACTTTTTTCCCGTCTTTGCCAATGGTGTTCACCATAACGGGGCACTGGGCGGCCGCGTGCAAAGTGAGCGCGTCAACGAATAGGGCTTTGACGTTATGACCGGCCGCGGTAAAGTCGGCCGCGTAAAGTGACACTACACCCGCGATCCGGTCACCCATGGGCTTGGCCGCGTCAAGTTGACCGGCCGCTTTTTGGGCGGCTTCTTTGCACTTGGTCAACATGCTTTGAGCGGCTTGTCCGGCTTCGTTGATCAACGTGCCAATGGCCGCGTCGCGTGTTGCCACTGTAACAGTGGCGGCTTTGATTGCTTTGCTCATGTGAGCTCCTTAGTAAACAAGTAACCTAGAAACCCCTAGGCGGGCATGCCTCACTTGGCATACGTCAAGTATACCACAACTTGCTCATAAGGCGCAACTAATCCCATGGGATTTGCGGTCGCGGGTGATAGTAGTTAGGG